ACAACCTTTCTGTTATATACATCTCCAGTCCATGTCCATCGGACACATCTATATTTTTCCTCCTTGGACGCAATAGGGAAAGATATGACTAATAAAAGTATTACTGATGCAGCTTGTTTTCTATAGCCAGCCATATGGCTCCACAGAAAGCACCAATAATTAAGACAGGCTTCACTGCTCTAGCAAGCCATTCAAGCACAACGAATGCACCAGCGGCTGCGTTAAAGGCAACCACCACTGCTTGTGTGTTTTTATCTAGTTGGTCTACTTTAGCTTCAACAGCTAATAGACGGTCATAGATTTGGGCGTGGGTGACTTCTTCAGTCATGGCGTACTAGGCTTTGGGTACTTAGCCTTAACAGCAAGACACGCATCAATGTATGCTTGTATTTGTGCTTGGTCACCTTTAACTACGCCATCAATGTAGTTATTGATTGATGGGTACTCAGCGGCTCTATCACGCTGATATTGAGTTTTAGCAAGCTCAATATTTTCAGCATCTTGTTTTGCTTTTTCTTGAGCGAATATTACTAACTCAGCCTCAGTTAAAGGTACTTGTGTTATTTCGCCTGTGGTGACATTTACTATTGTGGTGTGCATGATGTTTCCTTAAATGTAAGAAATGTTGGCTTTGCCTTCGTCAAAAGTCCCACCAAATATGGATATTCTGTCAAGCACCTGTGTCAACGATTTCTTACCTCCTACATAATTAGCATGTTCTGTGGACGCTATACCAAATATTCCACTATATGAATATAAATTAGTAGAAGATTCAAGTAAAGTAATAGTAAGAATCCCACTATAACGTGCTGACTGTCCTGTACTACTCACCGAACACTTTATGCTATCTGTGGCATTGCTTACTGATGCAACACCACTGTTTATCTGCCCGACAAGGTTTTCATAACCACTTGTCTCCAACCCACCCGCATCACCAAGTCTTACTAATAGATTCACGGCACTATTAAAACCTACCTCTGAAAAAGACACGAAAATTACTTTAGCTGTATTAGGGATTCCAGTAAATGTAAACTCAGTACCAGAGGTTGTTGCAACGGCAGTGCCAAGGTTAAAGCCAGCAGCAGGTGCAGCAGAACTTTGCCATGTCGTTCCATTTGAAGTTAATACGTTACCTGCTGTACTAGGAGCAACAAACAAAGGTGCGCTTGTGCCATTGCCAAGAATGACATTGTTTGCCGTTAGAGTAGATGCACCTGTTCCACCATTTGCAACAGGCAATGTTCCTGTTACACCAGTAGATAAAGGTAGACCTGTTAAATTGGTAGCAGTGCCACCAGAGGGTGTACCAAGAGCACCACCATTTACAACAGCAGCACCAGCAGAACCGACATTAACAGCTAATGCTGTAGCCACACCAGTACCAAGACCAGATACACCAGTAGATAAAGGCAACCCAGTAGCACTGGTTAGCGTACCACTAGAAGGTGTACCTAATGCACCACCATTAACTACTGGAGCACCAGCAGAGCCTACATTAACAGCTAACGCTGTAGCCACTCCAGTGCCTAGCCCAGATATATCAGTGGCTGTAATGGTTCCATCAGACAGGGGATTCCCTGTGCTTACAAAATTACCTAGTGTTCTTGCTTTAGTCATCTATTACTCCGTAGGTTGTGTAGGCCACACAATAGTCCAAGGAAACCCTGTTTGTGTAGGCACATCTCTTAATTCTTGGCAGTAGTCTTTCCATGCCTGTGAAGGTGTCATATCGCTACGGAATCTCCAATCAGTTTCCGATAGCTTTTCATCACGGGTAGTACGAACAGACTTAGCTTGTTCTGTATCTTTAGAAGCCTTGTAAGCCACTTCATGCTCTGTGGCAGTAGTAGTTACACCATCAACAGTGGTATCTGTAAAGACAGGGCCAAGCACATACTTTGTGTACCACTTGCCATCAATCTGCTCAACACCAGAGGCTTGAGAGTATTGGTAAACAGTGGCTCCAGTAGCTTGTGGGCCTTCAAAGACTACATCAGCACCCAAAGCCTCTAAGACTTCAGTTGTTGTTGTCTCCCATGATGGGCCACCATTGGCTTGTTGGTATGCACGAAACTCTGCTTCGTACATTACTTGTCCTGATTGTGTTCTGATTTGCATTTTGTTTCCTTAAGCTATTGCCAGCCCTATGTAGGTTGCAGAAGATACATTGACATTGGTTGCTGAGACTTGATTGACAACAAAGCCAGTTGAGTCTGTGTCAATGGTGTCATCAGTTGTTACTTCAGCGGCTGTTGAGTTAAGGCTAAGATGCGGGTCATTTCCTGACACGATACCCCTAGCACTATCCCACACATACCAATCACCTGTTGAGTCTGTGCGCTTGATAAGCACAAACCTTGCACCACCTGTAAAGCCACAGTTGATTGTCTGTGATGACCCGTTTCCTGTGTATGAAAAAACTTTGGAAACACCTGCACAAGTGGCAAATAGGTAGGCTACATAAGTTGCACCAGAAGCATTTAGGCCATTACCCGCACCAAGTGGAGCAGTAATTGTTGTTGATGTAGCCGCAATAGATGTGTCAGGAAACGCTTGCAATGTATCATTTAATTGAAGATAACTTGTGTTGCCAGAAACAACATCCCAAGGATTAGACGCACTACGCTTCTTAAAAATTGTTAGTGTTGGGATTACTGTTAAATTATGCGTCAGAACTTGGCTTGATGCTCCCGTCCCTGTATAGCAAACCACATCAAAAAACGATGGTGCTCTCCTAAATGACCAGTTAATCCAAGAAGAAAAATTTGCTGTTGATGTGAATGTACAACCATTCTGAGTTGTAAATGTATAAACACTTGATGTTGATTCTGCGCTAGTTAAATTTCCAAACGATAATTGAGAAGCGCCACGCAACCTATCTTGCAAAATATTATTATCGCCAGTTGTTCTACCACGCCAATTTAAATCAATTGGAAACCCAGCGTTTACAAATTCACTATTTGATGCTGATAAACCATAAGACGGACTAAACACACTAGTCCCAACAGTAGGCACTTTCATCGGGCCTCTGCGAATTGCTATGTAGATGTAGGTAGCACTACCATCAATTACACCGCCTGTATTGTTGCTAAAAAATCCTGTTGAATTTATAGAAATTCTGTCAAACGCAGTTCCTTCTGCGTTGGAAAGATTTGGCTGTAACGCTGGCCCTGTTGTCGTAGTCATGCCACGCATATTGTCTTGGATATGCCAGTTTCCTACTGCACCAGCTACCTTTATCATCACCCATTGAGGTTCGTATCCAAGATTTACAGAATACACACCGCTTGCATTGGTAGAAAACGACCCACACGAAATCACATTGTCTGTACCAGTTAGGCCAAAGCCTCCTGCGTTGTGGGCAAACAAATACGCAACGTATGTTGCACCATTAACATTAAAACTAGAAGTATTAAAACCAAAAGTAGTGCTTGTTGGCGTTTGCCAAACATTAGTAAAAGTAGCCGCTGCGTTATCGCTTTCAAGCGCTAAATACTGACTAACACCAAGAGATGTGTGATAACAAAACCAAGTTCCTGTAGAGTCTGTTCGTTTAATTACAAAAAATGCTGGTGCTGAACCAAGGTCATGGTTTAGCGTTCTTGTTCCTGTACCTGTGCCTGTGTAGGTTAAAACATCAAAGAACTTTGGTTGCTTGCGGAATGTCCATGAGACGTAGGTATCACCAACTCTATTTAATTCACCACCACCACTGTTAGGAATACTAAAACCATTAGTTAATGCTGTTGGCCCGTTGGTTGTGTAATCGTTTTGAGCCGCTGTTGAATTTGTAGTAATATTTTTTGTAAAACCTCTTGCCGTATCAAAAAGATGATGGTCAGGAGCATTTGGTGAAACTCTACCTTTCATCCAAGCTAAACCACCTTTAGTAGATAAATCAATCTCATTTTGGATGGTAAGGTTACTGCCAGTGCCTGTGAAAACAAAAGTAGAAAACACTTCTTCAATATAAGCTGGGACAACAGGAACACCACCACCAAAGGCATCATAAGAAGCTGCACCAGAAGTTGCTTGTAATGGCATGGTTTAAGCCTTAAATTGTGTGTTGCTTGCCAAGACTGTAAAAGTAGCACTACCTGTCTTGATTATCAAATATCTAAATGAGTCAATGCCACTAGCATTA